TGAAGCTAAAGCTGCTTTCGGAAAATTGCAAGCTAAAGAAACTGCAAAAGTTGCAACTTCTTATGGTGAGCATATCATGAACATTAAGAACGAAATTGGCAACGCAATTGAGAAAGGTTGGAATGATATCAAAGCTGCTGCTCGTAGCAATGGTAAAGGTTTCAACTACGAAATGGATGCCAAAGCGGTTCAAACAATGACCATCGGTACTAACCTGACTGGTTCTGTTTACACCTCTTATGTTGACAACGCTTATTTGAGGTCTTATGTTAACCCTCATCTTCGTTCAGTTTTCAACATCATCCCTGTTTCTACCGGTTCTGTTTCTTTCCCTCGTGGTAACACTCCAGTAGGTGAAGGTTCTTTCGGTAAGCAAACTGAAGGTTCTGCAAAGCCACAAGTTGATTATGATGTAACAGTTGTAAATACTGCTCTGTCATTCATCGCTGGTTATGCTAAAGTTTCTCGTCAAATGATTGATGACTTGCCATTCTTGCAAGCTTATCTTCAGCAGTCTTTGATTGAAGATTTCCAAAAGGCAGAAGATACTTATTATCTGAACGCCATCGCTTCAAGTGCAACCGCAGGTTCTTCTTCTGGTGCTAACACCGCTGAGAAGTTTATTGATTATGTTGCTCAACTTGGTGCTTTGAACTGGATGCCGAATCTTTCTTTGACCACACACGCTGGTTGGGCCAATTTGTTGAAAACCAAACCTGCCGACTACTCTGTACCTGGTGGAATGGTTATTGACAACAATGGTAATGTAAGAATCGTAGGTATTCCTGTTATCCCTCATTCTTTGGTTACAGCTTCTAAGATTTATGTAATGGACACTACTAAGTTTGCCATTGCTCAACAATCTGGTCTGAATGTTCGTAGCACAGAATTTGACCAAGATGACTTCATCAAGAACTTGATTACCTTCCGTTGTGAGGCTCGTTGTGAACTTCTTCAGTTCCAACCAAGTGCAGCAGTTTACGGAGCTATCTAATATCTTGTTTGATTGTTTTAAAGTGTATGATCGGGGGTGGTATTCTTGCCACCCCTTTTTTTAACTTTTACTATGGAGATAAAAATACTTACTACACCAGGTTCACCAATGCTTTATGGGGCATTGAAGGAAATGCATAGGAATAATTTGAGTGGTGAGGTTGTTTATGCAGTTCCACACGAAGATTCCAAAACAAGTTTTAACCTATCAATGCAGAAGATAATGCACTCTACAAGTGGAGTGCTTTTGTTATTTGAGGATGATGTGGAAATAAAAGATTTTACTCATTTTGAGGAATCGGTATTACAACTTCCAAATGATTGGGAATTGTGTTATCTTGGGGCAAATTTGATTGCACCGATTGAGAAGTATAGCGAGAATCTATACAAGACATTTGGTGCATGGACTACTCACGCTGTGATGTACAACAACCCGAAAGAACTGTGCAAAGGATATACCGATACATCAATTATGTTTGATGATTGGTTAAAGACTTGGATTCACCCAAGAGGGAATACTTATATTATTAAACCTATGATAGCTTGGCAGAAGCCTCACAAAAGCGATTTATGGGGTCACTACGCTGACTATTCAAGGATATTTGATGATTCGGCAAATAAATTAATTTAAAAAGGGAATACAGAAGTATCCCCTTTTTTCGTACCTTTATTTCAACCAAAAAACAAAGATTATGACAAATGTACAAGAAAAATGGAAGCCTTGCTTTAATTACGAGTATAAATTTGAAGTAAGTAATTTAGGCAGAATTAGAAATAAGATTACAGGAAAGGAGTTAAAATCATCAAAGTGCAGAAAGGGTTATATGAATATAAGACTTTTTGTAAGTAAAGAAAACTTCAAATCACATAAGATACATAGACTTGTTATGAATACTTTTAGTGAAGAAAAAAATCTTCCACAAGTAAATCATAAGAACGGCATTAAGGATGATAATAGATTAGAAAACCTTGAATGGTCTAATAATTCAGAAAATATTAAACACGCTTGGAGAACAGGTTTATTTAATCCTATATTAAAGAAAGGATTTGATTCACATTTTGCAAAAATATTTCTACATAAAGAATATGGTATTTATAGAACATTAATTGAGATAGCAAAAGAGTGTAATACACCAAGAGGTAGAATTAATAAAAGCAATTACTTAAAAGATAAATATATAAGAGTATGAATATAGTAGCTTCTGTTCACCTTTACCCTCCGGAACATAATTGCCTCTTGGGGGTGTATCTTAACTGATGCACCCTCAAGAGGTTTAACTGCGGTGCAGAATGGATGTTACATTATATGCTTAAAGATCTACAATCTAAGGGTCACAACATAAGAGTTCTTTTACATGATGCGAATAAGTACAAGATTAGAAACAATTATGTCTTTGATGGCATTGATGTATTCCCTCCAAACCCAAATGTAATTGATGGACTGATGAGGTGGAGTCATGCGGTTTTTACGCATTTGGATTACACAAGGTGGACTATCCATACTGCTAAACTTTATAAAAAACCAGTATTTCATTTAATTCACAATAGTCATCCATACCCTGAGATTATAGATGCTGAAAAAAATCAGCACATTATTTACAATTCGGAGTGGTTAAAAGACCTTTTGAATTATAAATTTAGTAATTTTATACTGACTCCGCCAGTAGACTATAATTACTACGATGTAGGTAATGAACCAGAGAAGAGTGAATATATCACTTTAATAAACTTAAACGAAAACAAAGGCGGTAAGATATTTGCGGAGATTGCGAGGGCAATGCCACACAAGTCATTTTTAGGCGTTTTAGGGTCGTATGATGAACAAATAACCCAAACATTGCCAAATGTGAGATATGTGCCAAATTCGCCTAATATAAAGCAATGGTACGCACAGACAAGAATACTACTGATGCCATCAAAATACGAGAGTTGGGGAAGGACTGCAACTGAGGCAATGTGTAGTGGGATTCCGGTGATATGCACAGATACTCCAGGGTTGAAGGAAAATTGTGAAAAAGGTGGTATATTTATCAAAAATAGGGATAATGTTAAGGAGTGGGTTGAAGCGATTGCAAAGTTGGATGACAAAAAAACCTATTCATGGGCATCAAGAAAAGCGAAAGCAAGGTCAAGAGAACTTGATCCGAGAAAAACGCTTGATGAATTTGAAAGTTGGTTCAGAGAAAGTGTTAATAAATATAGTTAAAGATGACATATATAGACGGAATAACAATATTAGCTGATACTGTTGTTGAGCCAGTCAGCTTGACTGATGCGAAGAATTGGCTTCGTATTACCAATTACGATAGTGATGATGATTTGATTTCATCACTTCTTAATGGTGCGAGGGTACATATTGAGAAGCTTACCGGTTGTTCATTGGTTAACAAGTCAGTAAGGATAAACGTAGAGTTGACACCACAAAGTCAAGGCTTCTGGATTCTTGATGTACCTTATGGGCCATTGATTTGCGTTGATGAGGTGAAGATTAAAACGGGAATGAATACCTATGAGGTATTGACAAAAAATAGTGATTTTGAGGTTATAGGAGGCAAGATTTGGATATACACACCTGGAGTATATATCATTAAGTACCAATGTGGATTCTCTTCAATACCAGAGGATTTGGCTACTGACATTCTTACTTTGACTGCTTGGTCTTATGAGAATAGGGGTAAGAAGTTCCAAGGGGATGCGAAGGCCGGTATGCTGAAGGAATATCCTAATTGGGATGGACTGAACTATCATCAATATAAGAAAGTAGTTATATAGATGGCAAAACCACTTTCTTTAAAAATAACTGGCATAAACGAAACTTTCAATGCACTTGGAAGTAAGGTAGATGCTATAAAGAAAGAGGTAGATAATGAAATGGCTGCATCGGTAGAACTTATGGCTACAAATGCAAAACAACTATTTCCAAGTGGTAGAACTGGTGTGAGGGGACAAACGCAAATGTATTCTGAAATAAGGGCATCAATAAGGTCAGAAAAAAAGATGCCTTTTAAATATGAATTAATTGCAGGAAAAGGAACTGATCCGATGCCAGCATATATAGAGTTTGGAACGGGTAGGTACTTTCCGAAATACCCTGGGAAAGAAAAAGAATGGCAGGCATTGGCTAAAGAATACTATGTAAATGGTAGAGGATGGATGATGCCTTCTCCTTATTTTTACCCAAGTGTAACATCGGGAATGGTAGCTTTGGTTAACCATATTAAGCAGATATTTAAGAGAAATGAAAGATTGTAGCAATAATATAAGAACTCAATACTTGTCAGTCTTGAATGGCAATATATCTTACAATGGTAAGAATGTTCCCGTTTATGGAAATGATTCATTTACAACAGTTCCGGAGAATTATATCATTATTGGTGATATAACAGAAACGGCTGACAACAACAATCAATTGTTCGTTTCTGGTGCTGATGTGGTAATTGATATATTTAGCGAGCAATATATGACAAGAAATAATGCAATAATTGATGATATTGCTGACCAAATCTTAACTTTGTTAATACCTACTACTGGTGTGAAAGATATGGGCGATGCTGAATTTCAGATATATGCCACAGCAAGAACATCATCAAGATACTTAACGATGCAAGAAGGAAACAACTTCATCAATAGAAAAATACTTATTATCAACAATTCAATAATTCAAAAATAGAATAAAATGGGACAGATTTTAGGATCATTGCAGAACGTAGAGATTGATGTAGCTGGTGGCTCATCATATAAGAATCTCGTTTGTCTGCGTACATCTTCAGTTAATACAACTGTTGATTCTACCACCGAGCAAACAAATTGTGGGCCTTTGACATCAGTAGCCGATGCTACAATGGGTGTTGATTTTGATGCAATTTGTGAAGTTTCTCCAAGCGTATCACAAATCTCTTATGAAGATTTGCTTGCTGCTATGGTTGCAAAAACAGCAGTTGCAGTAAGGGTTCAGAACCCTGTTGTTAGTGGTTCAAGTGCTGGTGCTGCTTACTACCATCAGTTTCTTGGATATATCACTTCTCTTACTCTTAACCAATCTACTACTGAATTTATCAATTTCTCTGGTACTGTAACTTCTACCGGAATTGTTGATGTAACTGCCTAATTATGAATTATACTACTATTACTATTAACGATACTAAACTTGGACTAAAATTTGGAATGGCATCTTTCAGATACCTTTCAGATAAATTCGTAGAAGGTAAAGCCTATTCAAATAATGAGCTAAACGAGATTGGGATTGCTCATATTTTGTATAGTGGTTATTACAACAACTGTTTGATAAAGGATGTAGTTCCTGAGTATAGCTTTGAAAGTTTTGTGGACTTCATAGAGGCTAATTTGAACAACGAACAAGTATTGGATGAGATAAAGTCAGTCATACAAGTTTGGAGCCAAAATGAGTTCTTAAAGCAGAAAGAACAAGAGGCGAAACCAGAAGCAAAAAAAAAGACTACTCGTGGGAAGAAATAGAAGCGTTTGCGTTTGGTGATTTATGTTTACTACCAAATGATTTCTATTCAATAAGTCCAAGAGAGTTTTCTTTGATGATAAGGGGAAGCGAAAGCAGGAAGGTAGATGCATATAAGCAAACAAGACTTTTGATGTTTACAATGGTGCGGTTAATGGGTGACCCAAAGACCGCACCTAAAACACCAGAAGCTTTGTGGGAATTGCCAGGTGATGAGCATAGTGAAAATGTGATGAGTGAGGATGATATGAGAGAAATCTTTAAACGCTTAGGAAAATGAGTTTAAATATAGTTGTAAGTGCTGATGTAGCTGCTGCCGGAAGGCAGATAGATGACTTTTCCAAAAAGTCAAGAACAGCACTAAATAGTTTAAGCCTTGTTGCGCAAGATTTACCTTTTGGATTTATTGGTATCCAAAATAACCTTCCAGGTGTAATCAGTTCATTTGGCGAACTAACAAGGGAGGCAGGTGGAGTTGGTGGTGCGTTTAAGCAACTTAGTAGTGCATTGATTGGCCCTGCCGGATTGTTTCTTGCATTTAGTGTAACAACATCAATTATAACATCTTTAATACAAAAATACGGATCGTTAGGAGCAGCAATTACTGATATTTTTGGATTACAAGTAAAACAAAGAGATTTACAAAATTCACTTAATTCTGAATATGCAGATACATTAGGAAAAACATCAGGTGAAGTAGTAAATTTAAAATCTCTTGAAAGTATTTTAACAAGTACAAATTCTACATTAAAAGAAAGAACTGGTGCTTATGCTCAATTAAATAAAGAATATCCTGGCATATTAGAAGGTATTAATAAAGAGAAAATACTGGCAGGTCAATTAAATGAAATAGTTGCTGCAAGAATTAAGTTATTTTCTACACAAATTGAACTTGAAGGAAAGGCAGATGCTCTAAAGCAATTAATAAGCAAATCTGCACAAGAACAATTAAAATTAGGTGCTAAAATAAAAACAGGTGGTTATTTTGATGTACTTGGTATTCAATTAAAAGGATTATTACAAACCGGTGATGCTGGTGTAGGTGGTGTATTAAAATCCATACAAAATACATTTGCAAAAACTAACGCAGAAACAAAGTTTTTTTCAGAAACATTAAATGTTGTAAATAAAGAACTTGTAGTAATAAATGAAGAAATTAATAAACTGATAGCTTCTACAAAAAAACAAAAAACAGAAAAATTTAGTCCATTTAGTGATATTGGTGATGAAGGTGAGGCTGTTGATGCAGCAATGTCTATAGATCAAATAAATAAACTAATACTTGCAAACCTAAGATTGGCGTATGGAAAAAATGGATCATTTACTGTTGTATTAAATAAATTGCTTGAGGATAGAAAAAGAACAATTAATAAAAAACTTGAAGAAGAAGCAGCAATTCTTGTACCCAAAAAAGTAGATAAAAACGCAGGCCCAATATATAAAAATCCATTAATTGAATATCAATTTGGTCAAATAACTGCAATAATTGATGCATTAAAAGAAGAGGCAAAATTCATTGATGATGCATTTAGAGTACCATTAGAGAATCTATTTGTTGATTTTCTACAAAAAGGAAAGTTATCATTTGAAGATTTTACAAAATCAGTTGTAAGAAACATTGGTCAAATAGTTGCTAAATTAGCAGCAAGTAAAATATTTGAAGCATTAGCTAATCTTATTCCGCAAATAGCTGGTACATTAGTACCTGGTGGAACACAACTTTTGCAAGTAGCTAATTTCTTAGGTACTGGAAGAAGTATATTTCGTGGTGCAAATTTAGGAGGTGTAGATGGTGGTGGAATGAATCTTAATGGTCAAGTTGTATTTGTGCAAAGAGGAACAGACCTTGTGGGAGTAATGAATAGAACTAATTCACAAATATCAAGAATTGGATAATGGCGTACGGACTGAAATATAGAATTACTTTTAAGACTTTACAAAATGATACTTGTAAAGTTGATTTATTTATTGATGACTATTCTGGATCAGTAATAAATTTAGAACCATCAACAAGTCCTTTTGTATTGAGAGAGTTTAATACTGATGAAGATATTTATAAGCCATTAAGACCACAACAAGC